AGACGGCTACACAGCTTTTTGAAGGGCTCCCCGCTAAATCTGTCGCCGTCCCCTTCCAGGGCATCGCATGCCGTCATTATCATATCCAGCTCGTCAAACGTCACTTCAATTTTCACAGTATCCATGTGTTCTAATCTCCCTTTCATTGACTTGTAGTGTGGGGAGATGCTATAATAGCATTGTCCCCTGGGCTTGTTCGTGCTTGCTCTTGTGGGCTGCCCCTGTCGTTATGGCTCAATGACAGGGGCTTTCATTCTGTCCATACCATCAAATCACCTTCTTTCATAAATCATGTAAACATTATAAACTAAACAAACAGGGGTTGTCAACCCCTGTTCCTGGATTCTTTTGAATTTTTTGTTATTCCTGGGAATACGGCAATACACTGTTTTCCTTGATAGTTCCTGTGTACTCTTTCGCGTAAAGGAACATTTCAGCACCTTTGTAATCTTCCGGAACGTCCATTCTGGTAACTTCATACCACGTTCCCGCATAGCGAATATAGCTGCCGGTTGCCGTCACTCCATCACGGTAATTGAAAACAAATATCCGGGTTTCATTCTCATAGTAATGCGCAGCGCCAAATATCTGTTCTTGTGTCAACTGCCGTGTGTAGCACCACAATGTAGCTGGGGAAATGGGCCTGTACACCTTTACGGAATTGCCGTAGAAATCCCGTGTCACTGTCACCTTGAAAATCTCGGCTTTCTTATCTTTGAGATAAAATAGCCCCTTCTTGCTGCTATTGCTTTGACTATACGCCACAACATTCAACCCCTTCCAATTTTCGCGTTCATCTGCTTCAATTCGTTGTAATGCTCACACAATCCAACATATGAATCCAGCAATGAAGCAAACCCATCAATTCTATATTTCGGGTTCCTGGCCTTCACCGGCATCAAGTTCCCGTTCCTATCTTCCGTAACGCCGACATTGCACATACACCATTTCAGCAATGGATTGTCGTTATAGTTTATCTTCCTGGCCTTCAAGTCAGCGCCCAACCGTTCCAACGGAATCGACAATGTTTTGAATCCTTGAATGCAGCGAATCATTTTGAATCCCGCTGCCGTCATTTCATCAACCCAATATCGCGCCGAATAGCTGTCATAATAAACCATGGAAACGTAAATGCCGCGCTGCTTCACCATTTCGATAAACCATTGTGTAATCATCGTCGGCTTGATCGTATTCCCTGGGCATAGGCGCAATAATCCCCGTTCCTTCCAGATCGCATATGGAATCTTTTCATCCCGGCAACGCTCCGCAAATCCATCTTCCGGCAAAAAATACATCTGTTCAACATAGCGTTTTTCCTGGGCATCCATCCAAAGCAGTGTTGCGCAAGTCAAATCCGTTGTAATGCTCAAATCAGCGCCGCCGATGGCGCAAGCGCCACGGAATCCAGAAATGTCGAATGTTTCCGGATTGTTTATGCTGTCATAGTCAAGCCATGCAGCATTGACGGTTGAAATGATATTGAAGTCCTTGCATAGAAGGCCGCGCAATTCGCCGGGGCTGTTCTTTGCCCGTTCTACCTTCCCGCGCAAGTCATCCAGCTTCTTTATGCTTCCCAATCCCGGATTTGCCTTTGCCCACGCATCCGGCAATGTCCATTCGTCTTTGCTGTCCAGCTCATACAGCACCGGCAAAAATGCGTCGTCCTGGATAGTTCCGTCCGCCACGCCGGAAGCATAGGCATAAAGGGAATCAAAGATTGTTTCCCGCTGCGTTCCTGCCGTCGTGATCGACACAAGCAGGGGTTGCCGCCGTGCGGATTGCGATTGCTTCATGACTTCATAGACGTTTCTATCCTTGATACTGTGCAGCTCATCCACAATAACCAAATGGGCGTTTAGTCCGTCCAGCGTGTCAGAATTGCGCCCCAACGCCTGTAATTTCGCCATTGACAGGGGGCAATATAAATCCGCCTTGCGCTTTTTCAGAATCCTTGACAGTTCCGGGGATTGCTCCACCATATGCAAGCATTCGTCAAACACAATCCGCGCCTGTTCCTTTTTGCTGGCAACGGCATAGACTTCCGCGCCGGGTTCCTTGTCTGCAATCAGCATATACAGCGCAAGGCCGCTTAACAACGTGCTTTTGCCGTTCTTCCGTGCCATATATAACATGGCTTCCCGGAAGCGCCGCAAGCCTGTTTGCCCGTCCACAAAGCCAAACAGGGCCGCAATGAAGGCGCGTTGAAACAATTCCAGCTTGACAGGTTGCCCCGCCCATTCGCCTTTGCTGTGTCGGCAAAACTTTTCTATGAAGTCAATGGGCCGCTGCGCCTTGCGTTCATCGAACACAAAGCCCCCGCGGGGGTTCCTGATTTCATCCGCCAACCGTTCATAAACCTTTGCAACGCGCCTTGAAACGATGGCGTCCCCCGCCTGGATCGCGTCAACATAGGTTTGAATATGATTCACGGATCCGCGCCCCCCGTCATTCGTTCAGCCATTCTATCAAGGGGCTGGGGCCTTCCTGCTGCGCCCTGGGCATCATGTCGCATAGCTGCTTGAACAATGCCCCATAGCGTGCAATTAGTTTCGTGTATGAAGTCAAGGCAGGGGCTTCCCGCATAAACGATTGCTTCCCCTGGGTAAATTCTTCCAGCGTCCCCCGCGCCTTGATTTCCTTTTTCAGTTCCTTCAATGTGTCGCCCATGAAAAGCAATTCCGCAATCAAGCTTTCCCCAATGCAACGCTTTTCCTGGGGCAACGTTTCCAATATCCGGTTTAGTTCCTGCTTTATCCTGCTTACTCCCATCAAATCACCTTCAAATATCGCCGTTTTAAGGCGATTTCAGCCGTTCACATGGGGGATTATAGCCCCCCGCCTTCCAAAAACGCCTTGTAGGGGCTTAATTACCTGCCCCCACCGTTCCCAGGCGTTTGTGCTGGTTTTGCTCAATGGGGGGTAGCTGCTGGCGAACACATCAATCATATTCGTCATCATAATAATCAGAATCATCAATGTAATCATCGTCATCATTGTAATCAGATGAAACATAGTATTCAGTATGATAATCAATCAGCGCTTGCAGCTTGTCCCGCAATGCTATTACTTTTTTGAGTTCATCCGGAAGAATCAAACTTGAAATAAAAGACAGCTCCATCACAAATTCAGCTTCTTCCCGTGTGATCGTCGGCAACTCACCCATGTTTTTCTCCCTTCACAATGTTCCCCTGTGCATCAAACGTCAAGCCATAATCAAATGCTGTTGCCCCATGTTCTGCAAAGTGTTCCTTGTTATGGCAATCCATGCACAAGCATTCAAGGTTGTTCGTGTTCAGTGTCACGGATGGATTATGGATATTCCCTGGGTTCAAGTAATGCTTGTGATGGCAGATTGCAGCCGGTTTCCCGCAGCGCTCACAAACATAATTGTGCTGCTGCATATACGCCTTGGAAACGCGCCGCCATGCTGCGGAATGATAGAACCGCCTTGCCGCTTCATTCATCCCCTGCGCCCTTCCATGCAGCCGCCTTGAACGTCAGCACCTTCAACAGACTGTTGATAGTTCGTGTCAGTCTTATATCATCCGTGTGGGTTCCGTAATACCAAAGTTCCATGATGAAGTTGCCCACCGTCGCAACCAACGGTTCCGTTCCCTGCTGTTCAGCCGTCATCCCTGTTACCTGTTCAATGTAATCCGGCAATGCTTCAACCAACGATGTAACAAGTTCGTCGTTCGTGCCTTCATCCAAATGCAGCGCGTTCCGCGCATCAGCAACAGTATAATTCGCCAACATGGTTCATCCTTCTTTCAACATCTTTTTCAGCACTCGGAACAATGCGCGCAGTTCCCCGTTGTTCAGCACCACGCCGCCCATTGGAGAAACAACACCGTTCGGAAGCTTTGCCCACCGTCGTAAATCCAGCGTTGCCGGGTTGCCATTGAAGGAAACAACATTCAGTTCCTTTGTGATTGTCCGTCTTGAGTTTTCCAGCTTCCCAATCACAGCAATCCTTTTAATGATTCTGTAGCTGCATTCTTTCATGTTGCTATCCCCCTATAGCGCAGGGGCATAGGTTCCACCCATGCCCCCGCTGTTTACTTTGTGTGTGGTAGTCCCTGGCCTTTACGCGCTGGCCTTGCAAATCTTCACAAAGGCTTCATTGACAAGGGGCTTACAATCGGCAATTGCCAACGCCCTGTAATCAATCATGCCCTTCCGGAAGCTGCTTTCCCTGCTGGCTTCAACGGTAATCCCTTCCACAAGGTTATAGCTCATATAATGGGCAAAGTCAGCGATATAGAAAACATTGTCAGCAATGTAATCATCAACGATGATTTCATGCCCCAACACCTTGCCCACGGAATCGCCCTGGGGATTCTGAATGAAAATGGGGCGCTTGTTGCTGTCCACCATACCATAAAGGACATTGTACAACGTCGCGTTGTTGCAAGCGATTTTCGCGCCCTGGGCATAACCACGCTTCAACAGGGCAAACGCCGCCACAATGTCAGCATAGCCGATGTCAGCATTGGCCGCAACTTCAATGCAGTTCTGGCCGGTTCCGGAAGTCACCCACGTGATCGCCGTTTCAATGCCGGTTCCCTGGCCGCTGCCGGTTCCGTCAATCAGCGCCTTGTTGATCGTGTCCAGCACGCAGGCAGACAGTTCATTAACAAGGTAGCCTTCAAAGGCCGCAATGCTCATGCGCCGCGCCTTCTCGGAAACGCTGAAAACCTTAATCAGTTCGTTCCCGGCAAAGGTAACGGAAGTCAGCGCCACGCCGTCAGCGTCCACCGCTGCGCCTTCAACGTGCCACGCCGCC